CAATTCTCTAGTCACCCACAATCACATTGTTTAGGTATAGGAACTACACCTTCAGGAGTAGCTGGAGAGATTAGAGCAACAGGAGATATAACAGCATACTATTCTTCTGATGAAAGACTTAAGGACAACATCACTCCGTTAAGTGATGCATTAAACAAAATAAATCAAATAGGAGGATATGAATTTGATTGGAATAGCAATTCTAGCCATAGCGGTCACGATGTTGGTGTTATCGCTCAAGAGATCGAAAAAGTGCTGCCAGAGGTAGTAGTTAATAGAGATACAGGCTATAAAGCTGTACGTTATGAAAAAATTGTCGCGTTACTCATACAAGCGATTAAAGAGCAACAGTTACAGATAGATGAGCTTAAAAGCAAAATCTAGCGACTAATAAAATATGGATAATATGCCAACAAGACCTTCTTGGACTTACCAAGGGAGGTTAATCACTGATATTTCAGATATGCCAAAAGGTACCTATGGGTTCATCTATGAGGTTAAATATAAACCTACAGACACCCGTTACATAGGTAAGAAAGTCCTATTCTTTGAACGCAACAAAAGATTAGGTAAAAGAGCTTTAGAAGCATTAAGGGAAGAAAGAAAGGCAAAAGGAATAGGCGGTAGAACACCTCTTAAACAAAAAGTAAGAACTGAATCAGACTGGAAAGACTATTTTGGTTCTCAAAAAGAAATAGTTTCTTTAGCTAAAAAGGATCAAGCGGGAGAGAATTGGGAGAAGAGAATATTGGAATTTGTACCTAATAAAAAGCTATTGACATATTATGAGACTAAACACCTATTTATTAATAACGTATTAGAGGACTCTTACAGTGCTCATATAAACGATAATATACTCGGTAAGTTTTACCGAAAAGATTTTAAAAATGAAGTTAAGTAAAGTAATACTAGAAGAAAATTGTGGGTGTGGACAAACACCTTGTAAGACTTACGGTGTTAACGAAGAGCTCAATGTGGCTAGAAAACAGCTGCAAAAGATGGTTCAAGATCACGGAAAAGATCACGTGATGGATATGATACTTAACATACAAGATGAAAATGTATTAGATGAACTCGTTGATGAGTTACAAAGACAGTAATATGATTAAACTAAAAGAAGTAGTAGGATACCCATCCTTACAGTATCACATAGACAACAAGCTCTCTTTACACGAGCATGTCTACCGTTATAACTCTGAAGCCTTTATACAATTATTCAAAGAGGCAAGAGAAGCGCATAGAAACGAAGAAATCGAACTTAGCGAAGAAGATATTGAACTTTTAGAAACAACTGATATAGGAGAATATGGAGATTATAATGGAATAAAAGTTCCTTTAGACTTACCTATGGTATCTCCAAAATACAATCCACTATTTGAGATAGGCTGCATGATTGATGAAATGATTGAAAACGAGGATACGATTGACGAAGCTCTTTCTATAGACGAAATGATTAACTATGAGTTGGTAAAAGAGTTAGTCGAATCAATCGGCGGTACTATCAATATGGAAAACTTCAGAAAAGCTGTAGGAATACAAAACGAAACATTTGATTACTCAGGCTTTGATATGCTAAAAGCATCAGTTGATTATATTCCTGAAGCAGAGTACAAAGGTAAAAAAGTATCACTTAACAAACCAAAGCGTGGAGGATCTAAAAAGTTCTACGTTTATGTTAAGTCAAAGAAAGGTAACGTTAAGAAAGTATCATTTGGTGATACTGGATTATCTGTTAAGTTGAAACAAAGAGGAGCTAGAGCATCATTTGCAGCTCGTCATAAATGTTCAACAAAGAAAGATAAAACAAAAGCAGGTTATTGGTCTTGTAACATAGGCCGTTATTGGAAATCATTAGGTGGCGGATCAAACTTCTCAGGTTACTGGTAGACCATATTCTGAAAAAAAAGAAGAAGGTTATATAATTAGAGAGTTCTCTCAAGATACTCCCTCATTTGAATTCGTATGGCATAGAGATAAGGAAGATCGTATAGTTGAAGCTATGCACGATACCGATTGGCTATTCCAGTTAGATAACCAGGCTCCTACAGGATTACAAAATAATAAACTATTTATACCAAAAGAAACCTATCACCGTTTAATAAAAGGAACTGGTGATTTAGTTGTAAAGATATGGCAAAAGGATTAACTTTAGGTAACTACGTAGGTAGCCCTAAAAAAAAGAGACCAGGCGTTCACGCTAAGTCTAAATCATCAAAGATTAAAGGTAGCAAGAACTACCGTAAAGCTTATAGAGGACAAGGAAAATGAAACTAAGTAATATAATTTTAGAAGGTTGGAACGATAATTTAGAAGTAGACCTTACTTATACCGACGGGGCTAGACTTTACTCTATTAGTTTTAATGGCGAAAAACAGCGTGGTGATGATCATAAAAAAGCTATTGAATTTATTGAAAAGACTACAGGAATGGAAGTTCCTACAAGAGCATACTATCACAGCGACGATGTTATAAAAGTATTAGATGCTCTAAAAGGTAAAGGAGTTGAAGCAGACTCCTATGAAATAGATGTTAGTTAAAATTAATTATTATGAAGTTATCAAAAATCATATTAGAAAATAAAAAATTTATCGTTAGAGAACAGATAGAACTATCAAACAAGGACATAGAAAGACTATCAGAATCTATTGCTGTTAAATTAGAAGACTATTTAGACCTTGATAACAATACTGATAACTTACTGAAGAAAACTATTGCTGCTGCAATAACTGAGCTAATCACACCAGAAACTATTTAGTTGTTTATTATAAAAAAAGTTCTTATCTTATAAAAAAAGATACGGACGGTTTTATGGATTATACTTTCCTTTTAGGATCCATTGAAAATATATTGGGTAAAAGTCATAAGAGAGCTAGAGATAACTATGCTTTCCATTGTCCTTTTTGCAATCATCATAAGCCAAAGTTAGAGATTAACATGGCTACTAATGAAGAAGGAAAGAATCCTTGGGAATGTTGGGTATGTCAAACTAAAGGGAGAACTATTCGTTCTCTACTATACCAACTAAAGACACCAAGAGAACAGTCAAATGAAATACTAAAGTACTTACCAAAAGGTAGCTATATAGAATATAAAGGACTATCTATAATAGAACTACCAAAAGAGTACCAACCGTTATATTCTGCAACTAAAACTTCAGTTGTAGCTAATCTAGTAAGAAACTATTTGTATGAAAGAGGACTTACCGATAATGATTTTATTAAATATAGCATTGGATACTGTACAACTGGAGAGTATGGAGGAAGAGTTATTATCCCAAGTTTTTCTGAATCCGGTTCACTCAACTTCTTTGTTGCACGAACTTATGATGGCAACTATTATAAGTACAAGAATCCAGAAGCAAGCAAAGACATAATATTTTTTGAAAATTTAATTAACTGGAATCAACCTATCATACTATGTGAAGGAGTGTTTGATGCTATATCAATCAAACGTAATGTGATTCCAATACTAGGTAAAAGTATATCTAACTCTCTTTACAAAAAAATTATAATAAGTAAAGTTAAAGATATATACATTGCTTTAGATACTGATGCTAAAGATCGAGCATTAGAAATAGGAGAAAAATTTCTCAATCAAGGTAAAAGAGTATTCTTAATCGACCTACCAGATAAAGATCCTTCTGAAATGGGTTTTATACCTTTTACTAAATTAATTCAAACTGCACAAGAATTAGACTTATCAGGTCTAATGTTGCATAAACTAGACCTATGATTAAACAGGGTATGAACATTCTCGAACAAAACGAGAAAAAACGATTAGATTTTAACCCAGAATTAAAACAGATTAATTTTTTAGACCGCAGAGTCTATAAGAGAGGCGAAGGAGTATACTACCCGTCCGTAACTACTATACTCCAATATATGCCCAAAAATAAGTTCTTCGAGACATGGATGAAGGACGTTGGGCATAACGCTGATCTTATCATGAGAAAAGCAGGTAAGGAAGGCACTCAGGTACATGAAGCAGCTGAAAAATTAGTTGAAGGAGAAGAGATATCCTGGATGGACGACTACGGCAGAGCTAAATACTCTCAGTTAGTATGGGAAATGATTTTAAAGTTTGCTGACTTTTGGAAAACTCACAAACCAGAATTGATATCTTCAGAACAGTTCGTATGGTCCGACGAACATAAGTTTGCTGGTACAGCTGATATAGTTTGTAAGATGAACGGAGAAGTGTGGTTAATTGATTTAAAAACCTCTAACAGTATACATAAATCATATGACCTTCAATTAGCTTCTTATGCTAAAGGTTTAGAAGAGAGTAGAGGTATTAAAATAGAACGTACAGGTATACTTTGGCTAAAAGCTCAGTCAAGAGGTCCATCTAAACAAAAGAAAGTTATTCAAGGTAAAGGATGGAAACTTTTACAAATAGATGAAATTGAAAAGAACTTTGAGCTATTTAAACTAATTTATAGACTGTACGAATTAGAAAATCCAAATACTGAACCAATATACAACTCTTACCCTACCACAGTAAAAGTATGAAAAACTTTAACTACAAATTTTTAGAAGTAGTTTCTACTAAAGCATGGGTAGAAAAAATAAATAAACTTAAAGAAGAAGATTGGTATGAGTGGACAGAAAAACAAGATGTTTCAATCGTACATTCTAAAACTTCTAATATAGGTTTGAAATATGATATAGACTACGGAGCCAACTACATCAGAGAAGGAAAAGAATCAAAATTTTATGAGTATTTTTACGATGAACTAAATGCAGTTGAATTAGTTATAAAAAAGTATTACGGAGATGGAAAAATATTAAGAGCAGAATTAGCTAGACTACACAAGCATTGCTCGGTACCTAATCATATAGACAAAGGAGTTTCCCTTTATAACAATAACAGAATACATCTTCCTATAATTACAGACCCTAAAGTTAAATTTTGGGTTAATAATGAAACTACTTATATGAAAGAAGGACACCTTACAGAAATCAATAATGTAGGTGAACATGGAGTAGAAAATAATAGCAATATAGATAGAATTCACTTAATAATAGACTACTATACTTCTCCTGCTTCTATTCTTTAACTATTTATTATTATGAGAAACAGTTGGATATATGCAATAATTTTACTATCTTTATATAGTTGCGGGAGTTATACACTTCAAACAACAAATAAAGGTTCTAGGATTCAAAGCATACTAGCTGTTACTCAAGCTGGAGACACGGTCTCGGTTCCTTATAAAGATTTTATTAGAGAAAGGTATGATAACTATACAAGATTTAACTACAATAACAACTGGTACTGGAACAACTGGCGCTACGATTATCAATGGAGATGGAATTACTACTGGTTTCAACAGCCTTATACCGGTTGGAATAATTATTATTATGATTATAGCGTTCCTTATAGACCGAAAGTTAAACCAAAACCTAGACAAGTACCCAGACCTGGAACAACCCCAGGAGTTATACCAAAACCGAGAGAAGATAGAATAAGAATAAACCAAGGTAGAAGAAATGAAATTAACATCAATAATTCTAGAAGACCGCAACAAACCCAAAGCCGTTATAATGGCGGGAGGAGCAGGCTCAGGGAAGTCGTACCTTCTCAACCAACTAGACTTAGGCAGCCTAACGCAGTACAACCCAGACAAATACGTGGAGGATCCAGACCATCCATACCACAACAATCTAGGGGCAGCCAGTCGTCAGGTGGAAAAGGACGTACTAGCAGCGGCAGAATCCAAAACTAGTTTAGTTTGGGATACTACAGCTTCAGGAGCTAAGTTTGGGGAAAATTTAGATAAACTCCTTAAAGGCGGGTACGACGTATATATGGTTATGGTTTATACTCACCCTATGATATCTTATATATCTAACTTTAAAAGAGGTAGAAATATACCTGCTTCTTCTGTATTTACTACTTGGAGAAATGCTTATCAAAAGATAGAAAACTTCAGAACAAAACTTAAAGGTAACTTTTCTATATTTGTAAATGATAGAGGAGGAGAATTTAAAAAAGAAATAGAAGCATTTAATACTGCAGCTAAAAATGGAGTTAATGGTATTAAAGATTATTTGAAAGCTTATAACGAAAAAACAGGAGCCGGTAAAAGTTCTTTCTTTAAACCGGTAGTAATGTCTAAAGAAGAGGAACAAGAGTTTAACAAAGCTGCTGTAA